AGGCGAATCTGTGCGAATCCAGGCCTTGCCATCTGCGCCATTTCGACGCATTAGGTCGCCACTAACAACCCTATGCCCATAATCGAATGCACCTGGCTCTTCATCTGCAATGATCAAAAACAGGTCATAGCCAGGCGATTGAATATCGATGATAAAATTCTGGTCGTTAGTCGCAACTTCAACCCAGCCGTCAGAAAACTGTATTAAACCCGATGTAGTAGCCATTTTTATCTCTCAGTTAAATCTAACGCCTGTTGAAATCACGTAACGCACATCTGTAGGCGCGTCTGTTCTTATCCATGCTTTGCCGTCTACATCTTCCCTAACAAATGGTATTGCTTGGCCAACTCTAAACCCAAAATCATCTTCAGCCGGTTCAGTGTCTGACATATTTACAAATATATCATAACCTCTGTCTGTAACGCTAAAAATAAAGCTTTGTCCGTTAGTTGCCAGCTCTACCCATCCGTCCGAACTTTTAATAACGCCTGAACTTGTGCTCATAATACTATCCTAAAATGTTAGTAACGCCACTATGGGAAACCGTTGGAGTGCGCAATATGGTTATGCTGCCATGTTGTGCTCCTGGGCCATCGCCAAACAAAAACTTTGGGAAGCTGCCAACTGGCCCGCCATGAGAATCTAGCGCTAACACATATACAGGAGTGTTTGGCGTAGATGAAACGTACACGTAGAGCGTACCATAAGTTCCAACAGAATCAACAGCCAAGCATAGCTCAACACCAACTAGACTTTGATCGAATGCTGAAAACGGACTAACAGCAGCGCTAGTGTTCATGCCCACTGGAGACAATCCAGCTGATTTTCCACCGCCAGTGAATCGCAGCGAGCCGTACGTGAAACCAGCGTTTACAGTCATGTATAAGCCACGGCGCGTAACCCCGCCAGCAAAAAGATCAAAGGTTGACACTGTGCCGCCACCTGTTCCAGCTGTTGCGGTAAGTCCGTCTTCGCTAACGGTTACATTGCCTGTGATAGTGCTAACGTCAAACACTGGCAGCAGATTCCATGTAGGTTCGCGCAATGTCAAAAAGTTAATAGTGAACTCTTCCACGTCGTCACTGTTTCTGCCTAACGCATTAACTCCGCTGACAAGCCAGAAGCCTGTGTATTTCCATGCGTAGCTAGACCAGCCGCGCAACTGCTCTAGCAGCTGCTTTACGCCATAGGCGGTAGCATAACCTTTGGCGTATGATTTTGATCTAACGGTAATCATAACCGTTAAGTCATTAAGAGAAAATTCTGGGTGCGCCCATACTCCACCTGTGTCATAGATGGTTATATTCTCAGCAGGCGAGGCAGGAGCAGTGCCAATATAGATGGGCAACACATTAAACGTGTCGTCCTCTACAATAATTTCTTTAACATGTACGCTTGGAGGAATCATATTGTTTTGTCTTTATCCATCTCTGTGCGTTTTCTGATTATTTCCGGTATTAAATCAAGGTTTTCAAGCACTACCGACTCAAGAAACTTAGGCGAACCGTTATCCCAGTAAGTGCCTCGGCCATCGGCTTGTGTTTTTATACCTTGCCTTTCTTCACCCTTCGCTTTCTGCATGCTTTCGTGCATGCGCAGTGCATAAGTTGCGTAATACCCAACCTCAACGCCGATATCAGGAATCTTATCGGAAGGTATTGTGCCTTTATCTGCGCTAGTTCCTTGTCTTGAAACGTTAGCTTTGTTTCTAACATATGCACTGCCGCGTAAATTACCTAACACTACAGGCACCTTTTCCATTGAACGGCCGATTATCTTTAATCCAGCTTCCCAGAATGCCGCTTGGGAAGCGCCTTTTATCCTTTGAATCTCTTTATCAAATTCCTTCAACGCCTTTTCTATATCAGCATTGCCGCTCATTGCAACCAAGCCTTGATCATGTATAACTCTTCATCCAAGGCGCGGCTAACAGCAACGCTTTTGATGATTCTTGATGCTGCTAGTGCCTCGTCGTCCGTATCAAACTCGCCTAACGCCATGCGGCCATTTCCCGCAACTAACGAAACAGGCGACACGACCACGCCGGTAGTTATCTGCTTTCCTTGCGCGTCGCTAATGACGTTGATCTGATCACTCCACCGGCATAACACTGTCACTGGTTCATCAAAAGTGGTGTGCCCGTAGCTATCAACTGATAACGGCGCGAAGTAAGTTGCAATCTGATCTCTGTCGTCGGTTTCGTACATTACAAAACAACCTTGATAGATGCAACGCCTTTACCAATCCTGCCAATGCATCCACATTTATCTAACGATATCACCATCTGGCCATAAGTCGAGCCTTTCAGCCCTTCGCCTAACGATGCCTTGGCCCATGACTTGCTACTATCCATCAATGACCGGCCTGTTAGACTACCATTTGTTGGCCCTGTCGCCGCGACCATGTGTGCAGATAGCCATAACAGTATCTCTGTGGCTTGTTCATCTGTGTAGTTATCAGCACATTGTAAAAACACCTGCTCAGCAGATGTTATGATCCGCTCGACAAGCGTTTCACCAAGCTTTGTACCTGTCAGACCAATCACATCAGCAGCAGAAGGCAATGTATAAGCCATATCTAACACCTAAATTAAAGCGCAAAAAAAAGGCCGCACTTGGCGGCCTGTGTGCGTATCTATCAGCTTGCGATAGTGCCGTGAACAACGCCAAGGCGATCATCATAGTCAGCTTTGATACGTGGCGCCCATGCAGCAAACACCTGGAAGTTTTCAGTCCAGCCGCTTGCTGATTGCCATTGCAATGTATTGATGTTGCTGATAATCGCAAGGTCGATTGTTGAAGTCAACCACTGCACTAACACAACAGCAGTGTCAGGCAATGAATCATCAACACGCACGTTTACGATGCCGTCAGTTTCTTGTGTACGCTGTAGCAGTGTAATGCTAGAATTCGCTTTGAAATCTTCGCGGAAACGATGCCACACGGCGCCGGAAACATACAGCATGTAAGGGCCGAAAGCGCGCGCGCCCGTCTCTGCCTTTTTGATCAACTTCAAAATATCTGAGTGAATTGTTTCTGGTGTTACGCCTGTGCTGCGCCAGTTTGTCATACTTTCAGTCTGGCGGCTTGTGTGTGTCAACAGACCAGGGATTGCATGACGCAGGTCTTTAGTGCCCTTAGCTGCAATGTTATGGCCGTTATACACAATGCTGCCTGACATACGAGCTACGGCGCGGGCCGCTGCTGCTGCATGGGTAGTATCAATTCCTGCACCATTACGGCGAGAAGCCAGTAATTGGCGCTTTGGAATTGAGAACTGTTTGTGAATGATCGGAATAACAACACCATCAGGGCGGAATAGTTGTCTGTCTTTGTTCGACTCGGTTTCACCATCAATGGTCACCGATGCGGTATCAAGCTCGCTAACAGCGTCCCACTCGGTAGTGATAGTGCCAAGGTCACCAGCTGCATAAGTCATGCCTGCCTGGATAAGGTCGTCAACAATTGCCAGGCGTTGAGTTGCAGCCTCAACAACCACGCGGTCAATGTTAACCCAATCCGAACCGCGCAGAGACGTTTCGTTAGCGTTGGTGGCTAAAACCTTCTCTACTAGTACAGGCTTGCCGTTAGTATCAAAGCGACCTGTGTTGGCAATAACTACCATTTTACCGGCGTTCTTGCCTGATTGCGAAACAAACGGACGAGAGGCCATTACGCCGTCAATGCCGGAAGCTAACGCATTGCTAATGTATTCAATTTGACTCATTTTTTTATCCTCTTAATGCGTTAGTGTTAGACTGCTTCGATGTAGCCGACAGGGCCGGTCAAAACTTTCAAGCGTACAGCAGACGAACCGGCAGAGTTGTTAACCGCTTCATCAGCAATGGCAACGACGTTACCGCCCGAAGCCGCTGCGAATTTCTTCAGCGTGCCGTCACCAGCTGAAACCAGCTTGTCTTTAGCTGCAATGTTTTCGCCTGCTTTTAACAGAGCGTTAACACAACTACCGAATGACGCAATGACGTAATACACGTTATCATCAGCAGCGTAATCTGTATCAATCGTGCCACCGTCCATTGATTCAACGGCAAATGCAGGCATTGCAGGGGCTAACGCCGTGCCGTGAACGGCGACAGTTGTACCACCTACCAAAATCAAATGACCGGGGGTAATCGCGCCGCTTGCTATGGCCTCGCCTTGTACGCCAGTGCCGCGCAGCAAAATCGTTTTAGAAGTATCTTCACTTGACATAATTTTTCCCCTTAAGCTTTGCGCTGCACAATGCCAACAGGCACAGGAGCGGTGTTAGAGTTTACAACAATTTCTGAACCAGTTGATTGGCCAAAACCGTTAGCGCCTGAAAAGTCTGGTGCGATTGCGTTAGCACAGAGCTTTTTCAGTGTCGCTGTGCTTACAGAAGAAAGCTCTTCGTGAGTCATTCCGGCGTTAGCAATCAGTGCATTAACAAGTGGTTGGCGCTCGATAAAAGCAGCCATTCTGTTAGCAACAATTTCTTCCACCTTGTCTTCAGACATTACAGTCGGTTCTTCAGTTTTTGGAGGCTCTACTGGTGCAGCCTTGGCAGCATCAGCAGACGCCTGCATCAAAGTGGCAGCAATAGCAGCCTGCTCTTCGTCCATTGCCATGATTACGTCGAACTGGTCAGGCGTTAATTTTTCGTTAGTGCGCAGCTGTTTGGCTAACGCTTGTACCTTTTCTTTCCACATAACAGCACCTTTGTTGTTGTGTTTGATTGATTTATTTGCCCTATTTGTACCACATCCATCAGCGATACTGCAAGCGCCGATCTCGTCTACCAGTACGGCTAAGTGGTCTGGCTCTATATTTTCTTGGATTTCGTCATAAGGCACATCGCCAAACATGCCGGGTATTTTCTGTACTTCGCACATGTAACCGGTAGAAACCTCGATAATTTCACCGGCTTTTAAACGCTCGTTAAGCTCGCAATGACCTGCTTTGCATATCATTTTTTCATCGAGGTGCAAATCGCCTAGCAGTTTTTTATCTTCTATTCGCGGATTGAAAACGAATCCTATCAGCTGCGTTTCGTAAACTTGCGGGTCGATTGCTGACTTATAATTGCCAGCTGGATCGTTAGGATGGCTGATAACAACAGGCTTACCTGCCCATGCTGCAAGTGATTTTGTGATCTGATCAATAGTAAGAAGGCCGCCATTAAGAACCTGCTCCTGAACCAGTACGCAAGGCACGACAAATTTGCCGCCATCGTTTGCAACCCCACTACAATTTACCGTTAGCTTATCTGTATTAAACATAGCAAACCCGTTATTTTTCTAAAGCCTAGCCTAACGCTTTCAGCTTGTCAATAATCACCTTAGGTTTATTCCGGTTCCGTTAACGACGATCGGCTTCCATGCGCACCGGCAATTTGGGTGAACCGGTATTCGTCCGCGTGCTTCAGATATTTTAAACGGTGCTTTCTTTTTCAGTTCCATGCACTGCGTGCAGGCATCAGCAGCCGTTAGCATTTCCGCCTCCACCTCCACCCCTTGAATGCCAGCCTCGACAAACGAGTTAAGCGTGGATTCGGCATGGGCGTTGATTATCTCTGTCCGTGCAAGCCGCTTAGCTTCACCGGTATATCTAACAACTTGGGCATTGATAGTGCGTGCCATTTGCTTTGCACCAACGCCGTTAATAATACCTTCAGTTAACACTTTAGCTACGCTGGCCTCAATCTTTGCAGATATGCCTTGCAGCCCTGCATAGTTTCGCGTGTGTAGTATTCCCGCCCTGTCGGCATGTATCGGCCTGCGGAATGCCTCAGCAATCCATGGTTGCTCAACAGTGGCACCGCCTTTGCGAAGTGAATTTGCAGCCTGTCCAACACCTACCATATAAGCTCTGTCGATGTACGTTGCAGACCAATGGGTATCGGATGACGACGATGGTGCACCTTTGTATATGCCTAGCGCTAATCCCTGCTCTTTGCTAAGCCAGTCCATAAAAGAATCAGCCTTTGTGGAATCGCGGGTAAACGCATAATTGACGCGCAAGCCTAGCGCGTCTTGGTCTAACAGCTTTTTAACAATAGCGCCGCGAAGTGACCTAAGCCGCTTACCTAGGTCTGCCTCATAGGCGCGCCTGATCATAGTAGTGTGCGTAGGATCAATGCGGTCTACTGCATTAGCCCGTAACACCTGCTTCGAGTCGCAGCTATGACACATCGTCTTCAAGCTCTCTGATTGCGTCGCCATCGTCGCCGGATTCGGCAAGCAATTGTTCCTCGATTGCGTCTAACGGCAATGCTCCGGTTTCTCCAATCCAGCGCCTAAACTCTATCGGCGAAATAACCTCATCGCCTCCGATGGTGTTTTTGTAGTTCATCAATGCTTGAGTTTTAGAAACAGCAATTAAGGCGCGCTTCTCTTCGCCCAGGCTGTCGCTATCATTCCAGTAAGCGCTGTTGAATCCAGCCGGCAATATCCTGATAGCAATCAACTGCCTTATTGCTTTCGTTATGATGCTTGGAATAACGTATATATTACGGCGCTCTGTAATGCGGCCAGCCCAGTTGTTTTCGTCTTGAG